CTAACACTTCCTCTTTATCTTCTTGTCGCATATTTGCTGCAAGTTCTACAACGTCAGAAAGTATTGACTTTCGCCAAGTAAACTTTCCTATAGTCGTCTTGCTCTGGTGTGTAGCCATCCTTCCCATTCTGATGATTGGATACGACAGGGTAGTGGACTATCGCTTAATATTTCGACCTTAGTATCGTTGTTATGTGCCATTACAGGCACTCTAAATTTACCAGCCAAGAAAGGTGCTTGACCTAAAGCTGGAGGATTTTGACCAACAATAAACCCATTATAAGGATAAGTCTGTGGAGTTCTACCTCTTGGTGTTACTTTTACTTTAAATGCAGAAGTATCGTCAAAAACAAATGTCCAAGTTCTTATTTGTAATCGTGGCCCAGCAACTACCGCAACACCACCACCAGTTGGTTGTTCTTTTAAATATGGTGTACTAAATTCATAAGTCATATCATATCTTTCTCCTATAAAAAACTTTGCGTTAGTTAAGTCTCCTAATACAGTCATAGTTCCGTTACCACTAAAACCTGATTGCGTAGCTCCAGATAAAGTTTCAGCACTTGGTACTTTTACTTCTCCATGCTGCAATGTATTACCAGAAACATCTCTACCAACAACAATTTGTATTCCAGCAGTAGCAGTTGGATAAGGTAAGGATATAACTGATTGAACACCAGCACCACCTTGATTAATTACATTAATATGGCATTTAGTTTCATCTACTTTTCTGTCTAATAAAATTTCTAAATTAGAACCAGCATCGACTGATTCTGGACGTAATGAGCATTTTTCTAAGTAAACCCCATCTGAATATTGAATAACAAAGAAAACATCACTATCTATAATCGAAGCTCCAATTACAGTTTTATCTCCTTTAAGTTCCCAGAATGACCAAGAAGACTGTAGTTTAGAATCTTCTTCATAAAAGAATTTATAAAAATATATACGTTTAGGTTCATCTTTAGATATAGCTATAACAGTTTCTTCCGATGCAGAACTAATTAAACTTGTTATGTTTTTAGGTAAATATCTTGGAACTGCTGATGAAACTTCTTCTGATATTGGAACTGATGCTGTTATGTCAGGAAGATAAAAATCACGCAAACCACTAAATTCTCCTTTAGGTACAGAAAAATAAACAGTTCGACCTACAGCAATAGGATCAACTGTTGGTTCAGTTTCATATGTAGTTATAGCTGTAATAGTTGCGGTCTTAGGAGTTAAAGCACCACCAATAGTTGACGCTCCAGCATCTAATCTAAATTGACCATGCCGACTAAATAACAATAAAGTATTAGCAAAAGCCAAACTAGATGTTAAAAAATGAATTTCAGTACCGCCTGTAACTAAGTCAATCGGATCGCTGTCAACAATAGTTTGTACTGTCTCAGGAAAAAATCTATCGTAACTATCAGCAGCACTCATTATTACGTTTTCATCTGCTAAAAGTATTAACCTATTTCTAAAAGTATTAATGTTGTTAATCGTAGTACCTACAAAAGTAGGAGTAGGAGCAGTTGCTAAATCTCCAGCGATTCTAGGACTCCAATCAAATTCTTGAAATGTAAAATTACCAGTAGCAGCATCACGAACTAAGGCATGAGGCATCGTTGATTTATTAAATTTATATGGCTCTAAAGGCCCAACTGTTTCTCTCCAGATACCAAAACCAAAACCTGTGCCATTAGAAGTTTCAAACTTAACGTAATAATCATCTAATCTTGTAGTTTTAGATCCCTGCACTTTAACAACAAATCCATCTTCACATAAGGTAGGTAAATCGCTAATAGTATCTATAGCTCCTTTAATTGCTTTGGTAAAAGTTCCTGATTTTGTGTCACTACTTTCTAAAATAAAATCAGTTCCAGCTTGATTTTCTATTCTGATAATGTATTGATCTACAGTAAAAGTCCAACCACTAGGTAAGGCACTTGCTAAATCATTTCTTAAGTCAGTAGCGATTGTACCAGAGTTTGGTAATGTTCCCCCTACAGCAGCAGTTGTAAATGATGCTGTTGCTAAAGTGCTATTTCCAGCAGCATTTTTTATCTTAACTTCATAAGTTGTAGAATAGTCAGCAGCTTTTATAAATACAATACCTTTTGCTGATACATCTGGAGACAATTCATTAAACCTACAATTACCGCTAGTGCTTGCTGAAGCACCAGTTAATGTAAATTGATTAGCGTTTACGACAGTTACAACATATGTGCCATCAACACTAGATCCCGATGTGAAATCTATTTGTATTTTTACTCCAGAAGTTAATCCATGATTATTAGAGTTAACAGTTATTGTTGTACCTGATTGTGTATAAGTACCAGCATGATCCATCGTTACAACTTTTTCTCTGTTGCATATAAAAGTGTAGTCAGCTACTGACGCAATTCTAAATTTATCTGCTGGTTCTGCTGTATTAGCTATATCTAAATAATCAGTTCCATTAGGAGTTGCGACTGTTTGTGCATTACCATCTAAATCAAATACATCTATAGCTCCATCTCTAATCATTATTAGATATTGAATAGTGCCATCTCTATCTACAACTTCTACAAAAGGGTGTCCAGATCCAGCTGATCCGTTTAATATTTTTTTTATGTGATTAAATGGAGGACGTTTAGTTAGTCCTTCTACTGGAGAAGATAAACAATTTATAACTGATTCTGCCTGTGAAGCTAATCTTAATGCTGGAGGTTGTTGACTAACCCCATTAATCATATTAGGAATAGTACTACTAATTAATGCCATAATTATCTTTGCATAGCATTAATAGGTCTAAATCCTTGTACAGGATAACCTTTTCGGGCATGACCTCTTAACATATTATGTTCACTTAAAGTAGTTTCTTCTTCAAGAAATTGTGTTCTAGCTTCTTGTTCTAATACCATATTTATCTCTGTTAAATCTTTACTTCCAATCATACTTTCCTGTAATTCTTTGCCAGCTTTATGCATTATGTAAACTCTAGCGTGTTCTGGTAAATCATCCCATTCAAGAATGACAGTCATATCCGCTTTTAAATCTATTGAAAAAACATAAGTATTGTTTTTTCTGTCGTATAATTTACTTCCACGTTGAACAACATCAATGTCGTAATATTCGTAGGGATCAACAACAACTCTGCTGACGTTAGTTCCAACTGAAATCTCATTAGTTGTGGAGTCTCTAGTTAATGTCATTTGATAGTCAGTATTAAATGACCACCCCTCTGCTTGTACTTTGCGACTAACACTATCTAAAGTTTCTTCTGCTAAATTTCCCAAACCAAGAAGGCCCTGCAAAGAGTTTAATGGACTTTCGCCCATCATTTGCAAAGCCTTATTGACTGCTTGAAGTTTAGATGTTCTTGCAAGTACCATTTATTTTCCTTTTTTGGGAGGACGACCTTTTTTAGTTCCGTAAGTTCCTTTACCTCTAGGCATAATAATAAGGGAGTAAGTGTACTCCCCTATCATATCTACTTATGAGTTAGCTGCATATACTTCAATAGCACAGTCAGGACGTAAGACCCCTGTACCATGAACCATAGAACCGACCATAAATGTACCTTGATACATTGCAGAAACATCATTTCCTGTTTGCTGCATCTTAAGATCCATTAACTTAACTGTTCCAACTGCATCTGGAGTAAATGCCAAACCAATGTTATCTGTATAGTTAGCATGATATGTGTTGTTTTCTCCAGTTACTGCGGATCTGTTTGTCTTAGGTAAGTGATTAGATTTAATAATCGTAATACCAGCAACCTTAAGAACAGTTCCATCAGCATATGCTCCAGATCCACCCCAATCTCTATTAAGAACATCAGTTGTTCTTGCAAGCTTGTAGTAGTTTGCTGGATCAAGTGCAAAGTATCTGTTGTTTTCTGGAATGTTATTGCTGTCAAATGTTTCAGCAATAGTCCATAGAGCAGTTACAAGGTCAGCACCAGTAACAGCTGCAACAGCAGCAGCGGTGTTTGCTGCACTAGACTTAAGAATCTTAACTCTTGTACCACCAGCTAAATCTGTATTAAAGTTTGTACCAGTTCTAGCAGCCTGACATATTGTTGCAGCTACGTTTTGGTCAAAGCGATAGGCTAAAGCATTTCCCATCTCCTCTGTATATTTTGACCTCACATCATAGTGATTCATAGCTTCTTCTATGTCCGCTAGGAATACATTAGATACAAGTTTGTCATCAATATTTATAGTAGCTTCAGCGTGTTTGATAGCTGAACCAGTAAGTTGCTCGCCCACCGCATGATAGCTAGTACTAGCGAGTCCAATAATTGGAAATTGTGCTGATTTTCCAGATTGGATTGTTCTAACTGTATGTAATGGCTCGAAGATTGTAGCCTTTCTAAATGCTGAAAGTACCTCTCCGCTCCATACTTTTAAAAATAAATCTTTGTAGCCAGTACCTGTATTGTTAACCAGACCTAGCCTACTTGGACTAAAATTAGCCATAGGAATTTTGAAATAAAATTGGAATTAACCATCCTTATTTCACTTAGTCTGATTCCCCTCAAGGATGCTATGTGTAATAAATAAGTATAAGGTTATGTTAATACTATCAAAAAATGAACGAATATCTACCGCATCTCCCAGAAATAGATGTATTAGTACCGCCTAAAACAATTTTTTATCCACCTGTGGCAGAGATTCCGTACTTAGACCCTGTACTTCTTCCATCTTTGGAACAGGTACAGTCGGGTTTGGCAGATCAGGAATCTTCTGTTGAAGAAGAAAAAGCATCTTCAACGGAGGGAGGGTTAGAGCTAACACCAGAGACAATACCGACAAACCTGCCAAACACCAAAGAAATTTTATCAAGTGAAGAACCTGTAGCTACATTTAATATACCTTTTTTTGGGGAAATGCCTATTCCCGCACCAGAAGTCATTGCATCCTCTGTGATTGCTGCTGGAACTGCAAGCGTTGTGAGCGTGGCGGGCGGGATTGCCATGCAAAGCGTATTAGCTTTTATTAAAAAAACATTTAAGAAAATGTTTACTAAGGTTTTGAAGAAGGAGGTAAAGGATCTGCAAACAAAGAAGGATTAGCTTTTACATAACTTCGTATATTAATGACATCGGCACAGATGTATGCGTACTTAGAAGCAGGGTTAATCATGTATCCTGATGCGTGAAGCTGCTGACATTTCAAAATACGAACTAAGTGCTTATCATGCACTTGCTTGTCTAGTTCTTCTTTGGCTAGGTCTAGCTTTACTTTTGATAATTCATTACAAGTTTGATTATCTCCAAGCGGGATCATAAAAGACATTTGTATTCCCCAACCTTCATTGATGCTATAGGTTTCACTCTCAGTATTCTCTGCATCATTACCTGTATAAAAAGGAGTTATTGCCATAGTTGGTTGACTACAAACTAAATTTCCAAACTGCTGTTTACCTGTCATACCATTATTAATATTCATATTCTGATTGATAATACTAGAATTACCAATCGCATTTGGTTGAGCTTGTACGTTTGTATCGCCTTCGGCTTTTGCTTTACTGACTAAAGACAGACAAAGAAGTGATAACGCTAGTAGTCGTAATCGTATCATTCTGTGTAATTTCTTCTATTTTAGTTCCTGATGCTCTAGTAGTCACACTTAATGACCAATCAGCAGTAGCAGTATTAGGAGTGAAAATTGCATCTGTAGCTGTTATTCCTCCGTTAGAAGCACTTGTAACAGCAATATTTGAAGCTTCCCAAGTTTCCAAAGCAGACCCATATTTTTGAGTAACTATTGATCTAGTTATAGTCTGAGTAGTATTTTCAGTTCTATTGCTAGAGCCAGTTGACCACGTTGGCACTCCGTTTGCGTAACAAGGTGCAGCTAAAAATAAAGCTAGTGCTAAAAATTTTTTCATGTGATGCCTACTGTATTGTCTTTATTATCTACTATCTTACTGTCTTTGTTGTTGCTATTGCCACCTTTTTTCTTATTAACGGAGATGCCATAGCTGCCTAGTACCCCACTCGTCAAGCCAGCTAAAAACGCTCCATCGTTCCTAATCTTATCCATGTATCCAAGAGTCATCATTGATAACGACCACACCAAAATCATAAATCTGACCCCATGACCGAACAGTTCAGCCCAATCAATACCTTCTTTTTCTTGTTCTTCCATAGAAATCAATCTATACTACACTCATAGTAACCATAGATTCTTAAAATGATTAGTCTAATTCGTCCAATTATTTTTGCTTTCTTAAAAAGTAAAAGTGTATCTATTTTAGTTTGTGATCTTTTAGAAGCGTTAGCAAAGCTTAGTGAAAACAAGCTAGACGACCTTGCAGTTGCTAAAGTAAGGGAGATGTTATTGGAAGACAAGTAATGTGCGGAGCTTTTCAGCAAGAAGATAATAATAAATTAGATAGAGAAGCTGCTAATAGAATGAAAGATGCTGAAAATATAGGTATCTTACAAAATCAAATAGATAATAAAAACGCTTATGGTCAATTTCTTAATGATGCTACTGCTGCTCCAAAAAACGTATTAGACATTATAGGAAATTTTAATAAAAAAAATTCAGCGTTAGATCAAATTATGGAACAAGAAAATTTTTAAACAGGTTGCGTAGGAAAAACTGATACACAATTTACAGGAAAATGTAGCATCTCCCAATCTTCAGAACCCATAGCTGATTCCCAAGCATTACGTTGGTCATATGCAATAACGACTGTTTGAAAACCACCAATATTTTTGCTTCCTAGATCTCCGCAATAAGTTCTTGGTATTCTTATGCACCATGCTCTTGGCCTTAATACTTTTTCTGGTTTAATGTCCTGTGACACGATTCCACTTTCCTGTTGTGCTGGGATGTCCGAGTTTTTCAAGCGGGATACCCAAGATTTGTGCGTCCAAAGCATTTTCCAGATCCCCCCTGTGAGCAGCCAGTTCCAGATCCCATAGTTCCATTTCCCGATCTTGGATAGCACGATCTTCATCTATTGCTAATGATTCATTCCAATATTCCACCGCTCCAGCTAAAGAGTCAAGTCTGTCATCGTTTTGTAAACAGTTTCGATCAACAGTTATATGAGTCATTTGATGAAATAATTGATAGCCTAAAGCTTTGTCAACAGAGTCTTCATCTCTAGGTTTTGCGTCATTTTCAATAACCGACCTATTAATAATTAATCTATGCTGGTTCATTACTGGTTCTAATGCATTTATTATTCTTCTTTCTTTTTGTACGTTACTTCTATTAGTTTCTATGGTACAAGGATAAATTTTTCGTAGATATGGCTGTAATAAACTTTCCATCATACCTTGACCAAACTGATCCTCCAAAAGTATTAAGTTAACTTTGTTTCTTTTACAAGCTTCAGCTATACCAGTTAATACTTTTTCTGTATAACCTTCACAAAACGAGCCGACTTCTAAAACGAACAAGTTTCCGTTTAAATGTGCAACTATACTGTACGCTGTTTCATCGACACCCTTTCCTGATGGATCTATATAAGCCACCACACCTGTAAAAGGTAGCCAATCGCCATGTAAAAAAGCTGGTCTATGGTAGTAATCTGCACTAAAACCTACTGCTGGTAAGTCTGTTAGCCTATATTCTGCTCCAGATGACCATACAACCTTCTCAGGAGCGTGATCTTTTACTTCCATTACGACTAAATCAGCCAATCTAAGAGGGAATCGTTGTAAATCAGAGAGGGTAGTGTCTAATTGAAACTGCAAAGTAAACTGCGAGCGACCATAACTAGCTTCTCTTTCTAATAAATCCATCTCAGAAAACCTATCAGGGTCAGTTGGTTGACCAGCTAACGTAGTTGATAGCTTAGAAATCATTGGAGCTAGTGCATCTCCATACTTTTCTGGCTTCTTAGGGTATCTGCTAGTCCAAATGCGACAGTCATATCCTCTATTTCGTAGTTTGTTGTATATACTTTCTTCTGTTTGTGGTGTTCCTAAGAACATTATCTCTCCATCTGGCTTAAGAATAGCGTTAAATTCTCCGCAACATTGCAATAATTTCTCTCTCATACCTACAGTCCATGCTGTATTCGGTACTTCGCAGTCATCAGCCAATATTAAATCGGCACGACTACCAGTTAATTGACCAAATATACCTACACTTTTTACACTAGCTGACTGATCGGGTATAGCTGGACGTACATCAAACCTATTACTAGCTGATCTTTGCTCATTTTTATCTGGTTCTAAGCATTTTAGTATTGGCATCTCCTGTATTATCCGTAAACAAAACTGTGCAAAGTCATCAGCCCTTGTCTTTGAAGCCGACACAACCATAATTTTTTTCTGTGGATCGTTTCTTAGTAGCCATAAAACATACGCTGCTGCCATCCATGACTTACCTACACCTCTAAAAGCTTCAATAATTCTTCTCTTTTGACCTGTTTGCATATATTCTGCTATGTCCAACTGTACTGTTGTTGGATCTGGTAACTGTAAATGCCTCCAAACTATAACTAAAAAGTATCTAAAGTCCTTATCGTAAGGCTCTGGTAATCCTTGCCAATCTGAATTACGCACTACGCTTCTTTAATTCAATAACATTTTCTATATCAGGTAACGACCTAGCCAAATCTCCAAATGGTGTGTCCTCTACAGGCTGGGCTGTTATCTGATTATCTTTTAAAAACTGTCGTATTACATTTAAATCTGCTGTACTTGCCTCTCCACTTACTAATAAGTCACTTAACGCTCCAGCTAGTCCAGCATGAAGATCGCTTAGTACTTCGTTTGTGTCTTTTTTTGCCATAATTTTTTTAAAATGAGGCTCAACCCACTACAGAAAAACCTCATTGTAAAGCCATTACGACTGCTTTGCGGGTTTGATCAAAACATAATGGCTTACATACAATATAACACTTCTGGAATCCCTGTCTATAACTAGCTCTCCACAATAGAAGAGGGTATCTATTCCTTACTATTAGTTTTTATTAGTTATCTATTAGTTATCTATTCCGATATTTTTAGTTTTTGGTAGAAAAATTTGAGTGGCTTAACGTCTATGAGAATTTTGTAAAATCCCCCATATGATTTTTAAAATATTTCCTGATGTTTGGCCTGTATTGTGTCCAATTTATAAAAATTATCCAATAAATAGCAATAAATCTAGTCATAGTCTAGTTGGCAGTACTGTCCTTTAGACAGTTCTACAAGGATTTTTTAGGTTTTATTGTCGTTTCTGGTGCTTATTTGGTTTTAATTTATGTATAAATCACACATAGGACGCATTATTAATTGCAAACCAGCAGCAAATCATATATATTTAATTTGGATTGCTGCGGATTCTTTGCGGATTCTGCTGCAATTTATTAACTCACTACAAATTAATTATTATGTCTGTTTCTATTAGCAGTATTACAGGCTGGAAAATTGGCACTTGCCGAGCTTCAGTCTCTCAACTTGTTTCATTATTTGGTCAACCAGTACGAAATCATGGAGGGGACGGCAAAGTGCCTTATGAATGGAAAATAGGATTCTTAAATGTTTCTATTTATCCTTATAAATTTGAGCCTACCGATGGAACAAAA